TCCCGAGCCCCATGCAGGAATATCCCAAGACCAGCTTGAACCAGCCTGAACTGGCGGTAACCAGCCACGACCAGCCTCGACTGGAAACGATCAGCCCGGATGGGGCGGGTTCGTATGGGCCTCTTGTGGGGGACATATGCCTGGACGCGCTTGGGCTTGAGCTGATGCCTTGGCAGGTGCATTTTCTTGAACGGGCGTTGACGTTTGATGACGATGGGCTGCTTGTGCATCGGTCGGCGTTGGGGTCGGTGGCCCGTCAGAACGGCAAGTCAATCATTCTCAAATCGGTGATCCTGTTTTGGCTGTTGGAAATGCCGAAAATTAGGGGCGAAAAGCAGACGATCGTGTCGGTTGCCCACCGCCTTGACTTGGCCGTCATGGTCTTTGATGACCTGGCTGACATTCTTGAGAACAAGTACGGCGCGTATGTGTCGCGGTCGTATGGTCGCAACAAAGTGACGATGCCGGACGGCACGACGTGGTGGATCAAAGCCGCCAAACATAACGCGGGCCACGGCATGAGCATTGACCTGTTGATTGTTGACGAGCTGTTTGACGTTGACGCCGAAGTCGTCGAAGGCGGTTTGATGCCAGCGCAACGCGCCCGCAAAAACCCATTTGCGCTTTTTATGTCAACCGCGGGTACCGAGGCATCGGTGCTATTCCAGCGTTGGCGTGAACATGGGCTACGCGCAATCGACGGCGGGCAACCCACCGTCAACTACATGGCTGAATGGTCACCGCCACCGCACGTCGATCCAATGTCGCCGGCATCGTGGACATGGGGTAACCCCGCCATCGGCCACACCCTCACCCTGGACACGTTGCAGCAGGAAAGCGAAAATCCTGACCGCGCATCATTCCTACGAGCCAGCCTCAACCTATGGGTCACCGTTGCCCGCGGCTGGATCGCACCCGGACGCTGGCCCGAACTCGAGCATCGAGGCCCGATCCCAATGGGCGGCATCATCGCCATTGAAGCCAGCCTGGACGACAGCCGATACGCAGCTGTACGCGCCGTCAACCTGCCCGACGGACGCACCATCTGCACCATCGCGTTCGTCGTCGACACGATCGGCGAACTTTACGACAAGCTCGCTGAGGTCGCCACAGATCCGACAGTCAGGTTTGCTATGTCACCCAGCATTGACGCCATTTGCCCGCCCAACCTCGAGCGCCGCCGCGTCATCGTCGGCTACGCCGAACTAGGCAAACTCACCCCCGTCGTGCGCGATCTCATCAACCAGGGCCGGTTGCTACACACCGGGGAAACTATGCTGGCCGAACACGTCCAACGTGCCGTTGCCGTCAAGACACAGAACACGCTGGTGCTGTCGTCGCAACGCTCACCCGGCCCAATCGAGTTAGCCAGGTGCATGGTGTGGGCCGCGGGCATGGTCGCTCGACCAGCGCAAAGCGGTCGCCCAATGATCGTCAGCGTGTAGCATCGCAACGTACCCGCCCCGGCCTTTCGTCGGGATCGTGTCGGCGGGCGGGTACACATAAACGCTCAACGCTTGTGGCACACTTGACGCATGGCCCTGTTCGCTAAAAAGACCGCCGCAATCAGCACCACCCCCGTCGCTGAAGTGCAGGCCGCTGTCGGTTACACGTCAAACGCGCAAGGCCCAAACATGATCGGCCAGTATTACACCTACCAAGAAGGTGAAGCCCGTAACCGTGCAATCTCGGTGCCTGCAATCAACCGTGCGCGCGATCTCATGGCATCGGTCATCAGCTGCATGCCACTCAAGATGTACAACGAAGTTTGGAACGAACTAGAAGAAGAAATGACCAAGGTGTATTTGGCACCGCGGTCATGGCTACGTCGACCTGATCCGACCGTGCCGTACGGGCACATCATGGCCTGGACATTTGACGACCTGTTTTTCTACGGTCGCGCGTTTTGGTACATCACGTCACGCACCGCCGACGGCTATCCCGCATCGTTCACTCGTCTGCCGACCGGGTCAATCACTACGCCTGATCAGGTTGGTCCTGTGTGGTTTGCGCCATCCAAGCAGGTGTACTTCAACGGTGGCGAACTTGACCCTGCCAACCTTGTGCAGTTCCTCAGCCCAACGCAAGGCCTGATCTATTCAGCGCCAGGCGCCATTGAAACCGCGCTGAAGATTGAGGCGGCTCGCAACCGCAACGCTTCCAGCTCAATCCCCGCGGGCATCTTGAAGCAGACCGACGGCGAACCATTGTCAGCCCAAGAATTGACCGACATTGCCGCACAATTCAACGCGGCTCGCGCCACCAATCAGACCGCCGCGCTCAACCAGTACCTGAACTACGAGCCGACCACAATGACCCCCGACAAAATGCTGTTGATTGAAAGTGCTAACTACTCAGCGCTTGAAGCCGCCCGCCTTGGCAACGTACCGCCATACCTCGTCGGCGTGTCAACCGGGTCGTACTCGTATCAGTCAGCCCAACAGGCCCGCGCCGACCTTTACATCTTTGGCGTCAAGCTGTACGCCGAAGCAATCGCCGCAACCCTGTCAATGGACAACGTATTGCCCCGCGGAACGTACGTTGAGTTTGATTCGCACGAATACCTTGAAGAGGAATACGGCGCAGACAAAATGGATGAACCATCCGAAGTCAACATTCAAGAAAACACGCAAGAGAGGATCGCAAACCGATGATCAAATTTCACGCCACCGATATCAGCATCATTGCTGGTAAGGGTGCAGGCCGACGCGAAATCAGCGGCGTCGCCGTACCGTACAACGTCAAAGCAACCGTCGCATCCGGGCAAGACGTCATCATCAAGCCAGGCGCACTACCCGTCGAAGGCAAGGCACCGCGCCTGTTCATGTACCACGACAGCACAATGCCCGTTGGTGTCGTCACCGAGCGCGTCGACAGTCCCGAAGGGATGCTGTTCACCGCCAAAATCTCGGCATCAAGCCAAGGCCAGGACGCCATGATCATGTTGTCCGAAGGCGTCATTGACCAAGTATCCATCGGCGTCACCCCCACCGACTTCAGCTACGACGACGACGGCACCATGATCGTCAAAGCCGCCGACTGGGTAGAGCTGTCGCTCGTACCCGTCGGAGCATTCGGTGACGCAGCCGCCATCACCGAAGTGGCCGCAAGTATCCACCAACCAACCGAAGAAATCGGCAATACTGAACAAGAGACCCCACAAGAGGAGACACCAGCAATGGAAAACGCACCAGTCGTCGAGGCCGCCGCAGTCGAGGCCACGATCCCAACCGCACCAATCCCGGCACAGCCAAAGCGCAATTTTGGTATGCCAACCGCAGGCGAATACATGGCCGCGTACCACATTGGTGGCGACACGTTCCGCAAGGTCAACGAAGCATTCGTCGAGGCCGCCAAGTCGCGTCAGACCGCGTTGCAAGCAGCCGCAGGTGACACCCTCACCACCGACACCCCAGGTCTTTTGCCCGTGCCAGTTCTCGGCCCGGTCTTTCAGGATCTGAACTACATCCGCCCAGTCGTCGCAGCTGTCGGCGCTCGCGCCATGCCAGACGGTGGCAACAGCAAGACGTTCATCCGCCCGACGTGGACAACGCACCCGTCAGTTGCCGCACAGTCGCCTGAACTGAACCCAGTTTCGGCCACCACCCCGGTCATCGCATCCAACGTCGTCACCAAGACCACGCTCGCTGGTCAGGTCACGCTGTCGGTGCAGGACATCGACTTCACCAGCCCAGCCGCAATGGAAATCATCCTGCGCGACCTCGCAGGCCAGTACCTGCTCAAGTCCGATGACATTGCAGCGGACGCAATCACCAACGGCGCATCAGCATCAGGCGGAACGTGGACGGTCACCGCAAACGACCCGTCAACCCTTATCGCCGCGCTGTACGACGCAGCCACCGACATCCTCAACGCCACGAACTTCCTGCCCGACCACCTGTTCGTGTCGCCGGACGTATGGCAAAAGCTCGGCAGCCAGCTCGACGCCGACAAGCGTCCGATCTTTCCCTACGCAGGCGCAGCAGGCCTCATGGGCGTCAACGGACTTGGCACCGCAAACATCACGGTCGCCAACACGTTCAACCCGTTCGGCTTGAACCTCGTCGCAGACCGCAACTTCGCAGCAGGCACCCTCTACGTTGCCCGCGGCGCAGCCATCGAGTTCTACGAGCAGGTACGCGGCCTCATGTCGGTCGAAGTGCCCGGCACCCTCGGTCGCACGTTCTCGTACTACGGGTACGTCGCAACCTTCATCGCAGACGCCGATCAGGTCAAGTACATCGTCGTCAACTGAACCGGGTAGGAGGCCTACACCATGGCCAATTACACGGTCACCCATAAGTACCTGCTGGACGATTACGCCGTCCTACAACTCCTCACACCCTCAGAGGTAGTTGTAGGCGGCGCAATCACCGTCACAGGCGTCGACGCAACCTTCAACGGCTCATACACCGTTTACGCGCTCCCGCAATACCTGTACCTCGGCACCGACACCGAGGGCGATTTGATGTACGACTATCAGGTACCGATCCAAAACCAGGTGCTGTACGCCAAGACCGCCAGCAACGTTGAGCGCGTCGCATCCACCGGGTCGCTTGCATACACGCCTGTCTGTACTTGGATCACCGCAACCAACATCGAGGATTGGCTAGGTATCGGCACCGCAACCGCGGGCGACGCAGCGTTTTTGACGCAATGCGCCGCAGCCGCCAACCAGTTCTGCTACCGACGCCGACAGGAAGCCGGATACATTGACAGCGTCAGCACCAGCCCATCAAGCGACGTCACCCTGGGCACGATCATGTACGGCGGTGCCTTGTACCGTCAACGTGGTTCTATTGACCAGTTCAGTAGTTTCCAAACAATGGGAACAGCCCCAGTTATCGGTCTATCAGGCATGGTAAAGCAGTTGTTGGGGATTGACCGCCCGCAGGTGGCGTAATGCCCGTACCCGTCTACACCGACCTGTTCAACGAGGCGATCGACGACCTCACGACCAAACTGCAAAGCATTAGCGGTCTACAAGTTGTCAATGATCCACGCAACATCGTGCCACCATGCGTCCTCATAAATATGCCGTCATTTGACGCATTCAATTTCAACATTGCCAAATTGGAATTTGTGCTACAAGTCATCACGCTCGGCCCCGGCAACCTCGATGCAGGCCGATCCCTGCTCAATATGTGCGCCCAACTTATGACCGCCAACGTCGCTGTCACCAGCGGTAGACCGACCAATGTGGACATTGGCTCAACCGTCCTACCGGCTTACGAAATCGTCGTAGCCATGCAAGCCCAAACAAGCTAGGAGAACCCATGTACATCATCGTCAGCCCACGCCTCGGCACACCAGGCGACAAGTTTGAGCCAACCGAAGGCATCAACATTGACGCCTTGATTGAAGGCGGCTTCCTATCCACCGACAAACCAAAAAAGTCGTCTAAAGTCAAAGAAGAACCAGTCGAGGAGAACTAACCCATGGCAACCAGCGTCTACCTGTCCAACCCGGCAATCAAGATCAACGGCGTTGATCTCACCGACCAATGCACCGCCGCCGTCGTCAACTACACCAAGGAAGCGTTGGAAAACACCGCGTTTGGTGACAGCGCCCGCAAGTACACCGCAGGCCTGCAGAACAACACGATCACGGTCACCTTGTACCAGTCGTACGCGGCAACCGAAACCGAAGCCACCATCTACGGCTTGGTCGGCACCACCGTTGACGTCATCGTTGCAACCACCACCGCAGCATTGACCACCCCAACCGCGACGGCCCCCAAGTACGAGCTCGTGCAGGCGTATCTTGAAAGCCACACCCCGATCAACGCATCCTTGGGCGAACTCAGCACCATTGACCTGACGTTCTCCGGCGGCGCGCTCACAAAGAGCACGTCGTAACCATGTTCTCGCCAGCCCAACCGGGCGGCGCTGAAAACAAACCAAGCAAGCCCGCGCTGGCGGAGCCTTGCCCGACGAAAGGTAACTAATGCGCGTCAAACTCAAAATCGACCTCAAAGACGGGCGCGAACCTCGAACAATGGTCACCAACATGCTCGCCATTGTCGAATGGGAAAAAACCGAAAATCGCCGATCCGCAGACGGCAAAGGCATCGGCTTTGTCGACATGTGTTGCTGGGCATACATCCTGTGCAAACTTGCTGGCGACAAAGTGCCCGCAACGTGGCGTGAATGGGTTGCTGAACACCCGGACATGGAAATCACCCCGATTGAAGAAACCACCGACGAAACCCCTACCATCGCGGCACCTGGCGACGCTCCCTCGCTGAGGTCTTAGTTATGACGGGCTACTGGCCGCCGCAAGTGGAGTTTGACACTCGTGATCTCACCACCGTTTTCTATGTGCTTGAACAACAGGCACAGCAAAGCAGGCGAGGCCGCTAATGGCTGGTCGGCAAATTGGTGGTGGCCCTGGCTTGGATGCAGGCGGTATTGACCCATTTGCCACGAACACGTTGACCGTATTGGGCATCAAAGAAACATTGAAGGAACTCAACAAAGTCGATAAGTCTTTGCGCCGCGAAATCACTAAACGGTACAAGTCGATCGTGCAGGGCGTCATTGAGGACGCCAAAAGCATGATCCCGCTGAACTACCCGTTGCGAAACTGGAAGTACGAGTGGAAGCCAGGTCGCACCGCGCTGTTGCCGTGGGGCGAATACGGCGACCCCAACAATTCAATCCGCGCCAAAATCAACACCAAAAAAACCAAGGAATACGCAGGCGAAGTCGTCAACGTAGGCACGTTCGTCATCCGCTGGGACGACCCGGCGGCCGCTTTATTTGACTTTGCCGAAAACGGTGTAATGGGTCGCAACCTCACTACAAAATATGGCAGTACCAGCCGCGTCATGTGGAAAGCATGGGGCGCAAATCAAACCGACGTACTGCAACGTATGCAGGAGCTTGTCAACGACGTACAAAAAGGCGTACAACAGGGAATTGACCGCATCGACGCCACAAAAGTGGGAAAATAGACCATGGCCGTAGTCATACCCATTGTTTCCGAATTTGACGGCAAAGGAATTAGCAGAGCCGTCGCCGAATTTCAGAACCTTGAAGGCGCGGGCGCCAAATCAGCATTTGCTCTCAAAAAGGCAATGTTGCCCGCAGCTGCCGCCGCTGGAGCATTGGCCGCCGGGCTTGGCATGGCTACAAAAGCCGCCGCCGAGGATCAGGCCGCACAAAAAGCCCTTGAAGTGCAGCTGGTCAATTCGACTGGCGCAACTCAAGACCAAATCAAAGAGGTTGAAAAAGCGATCAGCGTTATGTCAAAGCAGGGCGCTGTTGCTGATGACGTTTTGCGTCCGGCGTTTGCCGCGCTAGTTCGAGGCACAAAGGACATTACCGAGGCACAAAAGCAAATGTCGCTGGTGCTGGACATCAGCCGGGCAACATCTATTGACGCCACGACGGTCGCTGACGCGCTTGCCAAAGCGTACGAAGGCAACTACAAAGCGCTGCGATCACTTACACCTGAAATGGCAAACCTTATTCGTGAGGGTGCCGACCTTGAAACGATCATCAACGTGCTTGGCGGCACATTTGGCGGCGCCAACCAAGCGTTTACCGAAACCGCTGAAGGCGGCATGGCCAAGCTCAACATTGCTTGGGCAGAAGCCACCGAAGCCATTGGCAGCGCCTTGCTTCCCGTGCTTGAGGAACTAATCCCGATCATCACCAACATGGCGTCATGGGTTGAAGAAAACAGCGGGCTAATTGTCAAACTGGCATTGGCTGTTGGCGGTCTGTCAGCTGCGGTGCTTGTAGCCAATGCGGGCATGAAGGCGTACAACGCGCTGGCCGTCACTACCAAAACAGTCAACTTTGCATTGACGGGATCGTTCTATGCAACGCAAGGCTCGATTGCTGCAATGAGCGCGTCGCTCGCCATTGTGACCGTCACCATTGGGGCGCTGTATGAGTTGTACCGCGAAGGCCCACGCGCAATCGCAGAATTTCTACAACCGTTCAAACAATTCGGCGCAGCGATCGCCAACACCGTGATCGTGGTTGCTAACGCCGTCAATTACATGATCAACAGCGTCATTCAAGGCTACAACCTGATCATCAAGGCTATGAACGCAATACCAGGCGTCAACGCATCCGAAATCCCACTTCTCAACCCTGTCGGTTTTATCAAGGTTGGCGACCTGCCGGGCTTGAGCAGCGCCACAAGCGGCTATATGGGCGACAAAAACCTTGGGGTGCCTATTCCGTCATCCGGGGGCGGATCGGTCGTTGTAGCGGCTCCTAGCGTGCCTACAGGGGGCGGTGGCGGTGGCGGCGGGGGCGCATCCGTCCGACAGGTCATGGAAGCCCCCAACATGCTCGGGGCAGGCATAGCCAGCAACCCGTTCACATCGAGCGCCCGCAACGCCATGCTGGAAAACATCACCGTAAACGTCAACGGCGGATTGGCAACCAGCGCCGAAATTGGGCAAGCCGTAGTTGACAGCATCCGCGCCTACAATCGATCAGCTGGCCCGGCGCGCATTGAGGTCAGCGGGTACGTCTGATGCCCGGCACAGCAATTGTCCAATCAGGCAACTACCTGCTTGAAATAGACGCAGGGTTCCAAGTTGACGCATTTACCCTCAACGACGCAACCAAAGGCGTTTTGGACAACACGACGTATGTGCTGGACGGCACCACCCAGTTCGCTGACGTCACCGACGGCACCCTAAACATTGCGGTGCGTCGAGGCCGCAAAGATCAGGGTGACCAGTTCAGCGCAGGCACCATGACGTTCACACTCAATGACACGCTTGCCGACGGCATCTTCAACCCGTTCGACACATCAAGCCCGTACTATGACGCCAACGCAAACGTGCCTGGCCTAGCACCTATGCGTCGTGTACGCCTCGGCCGCTACAACGCCAGCAACACGCTCGAATATTTGTTCAAAGGCTACGTCGTCAACTACGACTACACATTCCAACTTGGCGGTCTCAACACCGTCAGCGTTTACTGCGCCGACGACTTTTACCTGCTTGCACAGACCTACATGGACGAATACAACGTGTCCACCGAAACATCAGGTCAGCGCATTGAAAGCGTGTTGAACCTGCCTGAAGTCGATTACCCGACTGGGCCAACCGCCCGCAACATCTCAACAGGCACCGTCAACCTCGGCCACGACAGCACCTACACCGTCCCCGCTGGCACCAACGTGCTGGCCTACCTCAACCAAATCAACGGCACCGCCGAATTCGGCCGCCTGTTTGTGTCCCGTGACGGCGTACTGACATTCCAAGACCGCATCGGTAACACGTTGAGCGGATCGGTCGCCGACTTCAAAGACACAGGCACAGGCGTCAAATACGACAACGTAGGCATCACATTCGAGGCTGACAGCGTGGTAAACCGCGCCTACGTGCAAAACCTCAACGGATCTAACGCCACCGCCAGCGACTTGACCTCAATTGGCACCTACTTCATTCAGACTGAAAGCATCACCAACAGCCTGCTAGAAAGCGCTGGGACACAGCTAGCCGACGCCGCCACCTACCTGCTCAACGGTGAACCCGAAGCCAGGTACACCGACGTAGCCACCAAATTCGCCATGCTGACCACCGCCCAGCGCGACACCGTCGCCACGATCGACATTGGCGACACCATCACTATTGAAAAAACGTTCCCGACAGGCATCGGAACGACCAGCCTGGGTCAAGAATTATCGGTGGAAGGCATTGAGCATTTGATCGATTTCAATACCGGGCACCGCGTCAACCTGTACACCGCAGCCACCACGATCGTCTACCAGCTCATACTTGACGACCCGACCTATGGCGTACTCGACGCCCTGAATGTCTTAGGATAGGAGAAACTTATGGGAGCCAACGCACAAACCTCAGTACCAGTCTTTACCGCCGGGCAGGTCTTGACCGCCGCGCAAATGACGCAAATCAACACAGGTGTGCCCGTATTTGCGACCACAACGACCCGTGATGCGGCGTTTGGTGGCACAGGCGAAAAAACACTTGCACAAGGTCAACTTGCATACATTGAAGCCGACGGCAAAGTGTACGTTTACACCGGAAGCGCATGGGCTAGCATTTCAAGCGTGAACAAAGTCGCCGCATTTACCGCATCAGGCACATGGACAGTACCCGCAGGCGTTACTTATGCGATCGCCCACATTCGAGGCGGCGGCGGCGGTATCGGGATTAGCGCATCAGGCGCGGGAGATGGCGGTAGTTCATCAGTCGCGTTTGCATCAGGCACCGTCACCGCAAACGGTGGTACCAAAGCTGGTGGCGCAGGCGTTGCCATGTACCCAGGCGAAGCATCAACACCGCCAGCAAATAGCGGACAAGGCGCACGAAATATTGACGGTGGGAGCGGCACGTTCTCGTGGACAGTCATCGCCTCTGACGGCGCATACATCGTCGCAGGCGCAACAGTAACCCCAGCCGCATCAATCACAGTCACGGTCGGCGCAGGCGGCACCGCGGGCACCGACGGCGAAGCCGGGGCTACTGGCTACGTCTGGATCGAATACCAGGAGTAGAACAATGGCTAACTATGCACAAGTAGAAAACAACATCGTCGTCAATGTGGTTGTCGCCGACGCCGCATGGATCGCCGAACAACCCGGCGAATGGATTGAATACGACGCCGCCCACCCATGCGCAATCGGCTGGGACGTAGAAAACGGCGTCTGCGTAGTCCCGCCAGCCCCACCACCAATCGTCTGATCGTGTCGCGATGGCTGTTGAGATTGTGGTGGCTGTGGTCGGTGGCTGTTTCTCTTTACTCGTTGCGCTCATTTATCGGGGCCAAAAAGAAAACTCTAAAGATCACGGACGGGTACACGAAGCGTTGGGCCGAATAGAACAAAAAATCGACTACCACACGGAGAACCACAAATGAGCAACCAAACCAAAGCAATGCTTGCTAGTTACGCTCGATCCGTCATCGCCGCTGTCGCAGCTGTCGCAGCCACCGGCAACACCGACCCGCAGGACCTCGCCAAAGCAGCTGCAGCCGCCTTGCTTCCCGTCATCATGCGATGGGCCAACCCCAAAGACCCGGCATACGGTCGTGGCAATAGCCAAAGCTAAACCAGGCGTACCAGGCGCCACCGACTACATCGGGAACGCCGACGGCCCTGCCAAAGGCCCGCGCCCAGGCATGGACGAATGGATCCGCCAGGCCGTCAAATACGCCAACGGCTCGCTGTGGAATAACGGTTCGTACGGGCAACGTGACATGAAAGGCAAACCCGGCACCCTGTCGGTACACGCCACAGGTCGCGCCGTTGACCTGTCCTACCGCGATATGCCCGACGATCGAGGCAAACCAAACGGCAGACAGCTCAGCAAAGTATTCATTGAAGCGTGTGTAGCCAACGCAAACGAACTCGGCGTACAAATGTGTATCGACTACTGGCCACAGCCGTTCGGTCGTGCCTGGCGTTGCGATCGCATGGCTTGGCAGGTCTACCAAAAAGCCACCGTGTCCGGAGCACCTGGCGGCGACTGGTGGCACGTTGAGATCACACCGAAAATGGCAGACAACCCAAACCTTGTAAAAGCCGCATTTCTCAAGGTGTTTGAGGGTATTCCCGCATAGGCCCGTCCGATCCCCTAAGGTGGGATCACCGACGAAAGGAACCTAGCCATGACATTGAACCCATTAGCCGCATTAGCCACCCTAGTTACAGCAGTCCTAGGGCTAACAACGCTCCTAGAGGCTCCTAGACCCCTCTCAGGGCAACCTAGCGCCACGACCACACCCGCATCATGGGACGTGTACCCGACGACGACGGTTGGGCAGACCACGGTCACCGAGACCAGCCTGCCGACAACGATTGCCACATGCAACGATGCCGTCAACCTTGCCCGCCAGGTCGGGTGGCCAGAGGATCAGCTCGACACGCTTGCCGTCGTCATGTTGCGCGAAAGCAATTGCACACCAACGGCACACAACGTCAACGACCCACACGGCGGCTCATACGGGCTGACACAAATCAACGGCTTTTGGTGCCTGCCCAACGCATCATGGCCGATGGGCTGGCTCCAAGTGCAAGGCGTCGGCGTCGATCATTGCGCCGAGCTGTTTATCCCCGAGGCAAATCTGCGGGCCGCGCTCGCCATCTACAACAATTCCGGGTGGGGGCCCTGGGCTGCCACAGCCCCGTGACACACCTGTGATAGAACATCCATACATCGATCCCGACGACACACTCAGCAAGGAGACCCGACAAATGATGGCCGACAACTTTGAACCTCTATCCGCATCCGAAAAACACCTAAAAGCGCTCAACGAAATCGTTGACACGATCTTCAACCCGCACAGCGACGTCATCCGACGTCTACGCACCATTCGCAACGCAATGAGCTTGTGCGACCCGGAACCGCTGTACGACATCGAGACCATTGACAAGGCGATCGCAGCGTTGGAGAAAGCACGATGAATAATTTGTGGCTGTTGAACATGGGCAACAATGCCAATTTGCCAACATGGCTAAAAATTGCGCTATTGACAGGCGCCATCGGGCTGAACATTGCGATCGTGACATGGATTGCGAGGAACTGGTGAACTGCACCATCTGCAAAGACGTCATTGCATGGCCCGACATTCAAGGCCGCACCCATTTCGTGTGTGACGGTCGAGTACCAACCGCCAAACCAACCACACCGTACGGTCAAGCCATGCAGATCAGCCAAGCGGTCGCCGACGCCAAATGGACGCCAGCACAGCAACGCCAGGTAGACGCCGCCATTGACGCCTGCGCCCGCGAGATCGGGTATTTCACCGCTGACGACGTGTGGGCCAAACTCGGCCAACATTTTCCCGTCACCAAAGGGCTTGCTGGTCGGCTCAATGCAGCTGTGCGACGCCGCACCATCGTGAACACCGGCGCGGTACGCCACGCCAATCGTGGCGGCCAGCATGATCACGCTCAACGCCTCACCGTATGGGCAGCCGCATGAAATACAAGCAGACACAAGCCAGCCTGTTCGGCAAGCAGACGTTGTGGATGTGCGCTTACTGCGGTGCAGTCATTTGCACCACAGGCGGTCGAGGCAAACCACACGGCGCTTGCCCATCATGCGACGAGGCGCAATGGTACGCAGAGGACGCGCCAGTAGCCATGTTTGCTGAGGTCAACAATGGCATTTGATCTCAGCAACTACGAAACCGTCGAGGATCGCCTGGCACGGTTTTGGCGTGACCACCCAACCGCCCGCATCGAGACCGCGATGATGGCCTATGACGGCGACAGCTGCGTATTCCGTGCCGAGGTCTACTTTGACGCCGGCCAGTCGTCACCCACCGCGACTGGCTACGCCGAAGAAGTCAAAGGGTCAAGCCCAGTCAACCGAACATCATTTGTCGAGAACTGTGAAACGTCTGCGATCGGTCGTGCGCTCGCTAATTGCGACTACGCGACGCACGGCAAAAGACCATCCCGTCAGGAGATGGCAAAGGTGCAGCGGGCGGGGGCGGGCAACCTTGCGCCCGGATCGGAACCCTCGCCCGTTGCATCAGATCTCATCACCACCGTCGGCGGCTCAAAGGCCGCTACCCCTAAGCAGGTTGGCTACATGAAAGCGCTCGCAAAGAAACTGTCTTTGGACGAGGAAGGCCTGTTTCATTATGTGCAACAGGTGCTTGCTAGTGATGCAGCTGTGCCCGAAGCCCTAACGATCGCCGAAGCCAACCGCGTCATCGACGCACTCAAGAAAGACACGCAATGATAAACGCCGTAATCGGTACGGGCATTGCCCTGGCATTATTCGCAATTGGCGGCGCGTATGCACGTCGATGGGAGAAGCGTTGACATGAGCCTTGAGCAAGCCGACAAATTGATCGACATGATCGCGCGCGTCAACGCGCTTGACATGGATAAAGCACATAAGGATGAGCTGCTGAAATACTTGCGGTGGGCGCTGCGTAAAGCGGTCAAGGCCTACTGGTACAGCACCGAAATCAACGTCGACTAGATCGACCACAGACCTAAACCGATCGCACGGTGGATGGATGACACCCGGTAACGGGGGTAGATTGACGCGCCCTAAAACAGCAACACGAAGGTGGCGGGGCAAAGCGTCAAGGCGTATGTGTTCAGCAAGTAGCAAGTGGGACCTGGGTAGAGGCAAGCCAGGGGGTGGGCATTACACCCGTCTGTCTGCACGTCGATGGCTACAGTTGATAACAAACAATGCGCCACAAACCTGAACCCGACACAACGCTCGACTGTGCACCCTGGTCAGCAAGCCCCCCTCAGGGGGGCGCAGCTGGATGGGGGGAGCCACGATGAACCGCAAAGAATACCGATCACCCGGCTACCAGCAAGCGCGCAAAGCCCTACTCGCCGACAACCCAATCTGCCATTGGTGCCGACGCCGACCCGCAACCGAAGCCGACCACCTCGTTGAAGTAGACCGCGAAGGCACACACAACGACGGTCTCGTACCATCATGCAAACCCTGCAACGCAGCACGAGGCGCAACACACCGCAACAAAAAACTCGCCGCCGCTAAACAGGCAAGAGACAAAGCCTTAAATGATTTTTTGCACGAAACGCAACTCAC